TAAGAATGGTAAAGGAGAACAGAGTATTAAGTCAAAATAATCTATCTAAGTTAAGACAATCTATACTTGATGAAAACCTATTGGAGCTACGCCCCATTCTTGTATATGAAAAGGGTGGTATATTATACATAGCAGATGGACAACATAGATATAAGATAGCCGTGGAAGAACATCTTGACTACTACATAGAGGTACATGAAGGAGAAATAACACCAGAAACAATTGCAAAATTAAATACAAATCAAAGGAACTGGACTGTAATGGACTTTGCTCACTCATGGGCTACGTCAACAGGTACGAAGAAAGTTTATTCAAAGTATCTTGAGTACTATGAGGACCACAATATAACACATTCGATGCTTATAAGTTTATTTAATGGTGGAACTCAGAGAGGAATAGGGATGAAAGAATTTAAGGAAGGTAAATTAAAATGGAATCCCTTGATAAAAGAGTATGTAGAAGATGTACTCTATAAGATGAAACAACTTGAGTTTGCTGCGTTTAATCCAGCGATGAACAAGGTTACACTTAGAAGGCAGACGTTTCAAATAGGTATGCTTACCGCACTCAAGACACCTAAGTTTAGATTCAATAGATTTATCAAGAACTTATATGATGTTAAACATAGATTTAATAAGTATCATAGAGTGGTTGACATTAAGCAAGAAATCTTTAGAATAGAGAGTGCTAAATAACTAGGAGAGGACCATGAAAAAGAATGGCAAAGCTAAAGTTATACGCAATCAAGACTGTAAAAACCTTGCTGAACTTGAACAAAATTATGCTGGATTATGGAGAGCATTGGGATGGAAGGTAACAAAGAAAAAGAACTCCTTTATCTTGAGAAGCCAGTGCCATACCTATATGATAGGAGCTGGTGATGCAATATAAAACCCATGCAGATATAGACCCACTGACAGAGAGTTATCTTTGCACAGTGGCTAATGTAGGAAGTATCTATGAGCTTGACATAGATGTTATTAACGAGTATCTTTTTGAGATGCACAGATATCATACAGTAAACAACCAGAAGGAAGTAGCATAATGTTTGACTATCAAATGTTTGACCATGACAAGATTGATTTTGAAGTAGAAAAGTTTAACCTTGCATCCTATACAGATGGGTTCGTTGCTATACCCTCACATATAGGTGTAGGTCTTAGACGTAAAGATACTAGAGACACTCTTGCCATAGTCTCTGAAGCATATGAGCCAGTGCAATATAAAGACATAGTAACTGGCGTTCAAGAAGCTATAGGTCTATCCGATATGGACTTAACCGATGCCACATATGAGACTAATGTCTATGATAATGGAGCAAGGCTTGAGCTACGTGCCAAGTTCCCTGCCCATGAGATACAGATAGACAAAGGAGACACAGTTATACCTGAGTTTGTCTTTCGTACTTCCCATAATAGGACATGGGCTAACAATGGTATGATGGGATTATGGAGAGGCTTCTGCTACAACACATTAGTATCAGGAGATAAGCTGGCCTATGTCTATGGTAGACACACCAAGAACTTCAACGTGCTAGGCTTTGCCTCAAAGATAGAGAAGGCTTCTGAATACATAGCTGGTGGTGGACTGCAACAGATGAGGAACTGGTATCACACAGATGTTAGCCGTGATAATGTAATCAATCTGTTCACCCATACCTTGGCAAAGAAGACTAATAATATTAGCCGCAAGGTAGAACCTAACAAGGTGATGCTCTCTAATCTAATGAAGATCTTTGATGAAGAGAACCGTCACCTACATGGAAGAGGTAGCTATGAGAAGTATGGCACACAGAACAAAGGTACTATGTGGTCTGCTTATCAGGCTGCTACCTACTGGAGTAGCCATGATAAGAATGGTGGTAGACCATCCCACACTACCATAGGTGGTAGAGAAGACAAGGTAAGGAAGATGTTACACTCACCACAATGGATGCAACTAGCAGCATAAGGAATAGGACTATGAAAGATCAGAGAGTTGTAGGTAAACGTAAGCACAATCCATTAGCGAAGCAACTCTCTGATCCTATGTGGAGAAAGAGAGTTGTCACCAGTAAGGTTGTGTATAATAGAAAGAAAGTAAAGGATATAGACTATGTGGATCATAGTTAATAGTGATTTCGATGAGGACTGTACCAACATACTCATGGGTGAGGATGGTGCGGCTTTGAAATTCAAAGATAAGACAAGTGCATATAGATACTTACAAAGTATGTGTAAGGAACATGGACTAGACTACGATTTAATGGAAGGTGATGTGGAATTATGGCGGCTTCACTAGGTGGTGTCAAGCCACACCACTCTGTACTTAAACGTGACAAAGACCATCCTCTATATATCAAAGGGGTACTGGATTGGATGGAGCATAATAATGCTTTGGTAAAAGAACATTCCAGATTAGCTAGGCGTGGTGATAAGGATAGCATGTCTCAAAGATATATACATGAAGGATATGTCAGAGATATTAGACACTATCTGCGAACAGGAGATTGGATATCTGATTTCTTTGGTAAGAATCAAGAACATAAAATTAAATGGAGAAGTATATGACTGACTTTGTATGGCCTGAAGATAACTTTAACTCTGTACGTAAGGATCTTGGAGCACATGTTTCCAAGAGAACTGAGTATGTCCAACGTAACTTTGATAAGAAGTGGGTACGTTGGGAGCTAGTGGATACCCAAACTAAAGAGAGGTATCCGTTTCAAACAGGCTGCAATAAGAGAGAAGTCTGGATTGCCACTGGTGTGTGGCATGATAAACCTGTCACTACTATGAATAAGGAGAGACAAAGGTGGAAAGGAAGGCAGAAGTAAGGGAGATACGTTACATCCATCAAGGTTCTACCAATGGTATTGGTTGGCAGGTTATTGTCTATGATCCTCGTGGTGATGTTCGTATCTTGAAAGAAAGTATTTACAAAGAGGCAGCAATAGACTATGCTGCTGAGTATAACAAGGAGCTGTCCAATGAACATTGAGAAAGAACTACGAAGGAATGTTAAAGAGTTGCAAGAACAATTGCAAAGGGCATATGAAAGAATAAAACTTTTGCAAGATGAGATTCACAGTGAACGTCAGAGGAATTTCTACAACGATCACTTCTCCAATAAGGATAAATCTGGATGGGCCATGATAGAGCACCCACCTGAGTATCTTGAAGAGGGTCATGCTGAGTTGCCCTATCCTATTGAAAAGACAGAGAATGATGTATGAAGATGCCAAGATATTAAGTAGGCATGACTTCCTTGAAAAATATGGTAACCACAATGAGTGGATCTATGATAAGGTACATGGTGAATGGATAAGAGAAATTCTAAAAGAAAGTCTTAAGTCTATAGATAATAGAAAAGAAAAGGAGAGGCAGATGAGTAAAGTAAATGACTTACTAATTCAGATGGAAGAGGAAGCTCCACATATTACTAAGACTGCTTTCGTTGGAAAGTATGGGTGGATACATGAAGATGTATGGACAAAGGTTCGTATTGAAATGAGAGATCAACTTGGATTGGAGTTAGAAGATGAAGACTAAAGAACATATCTGTCAAGTCTATGACTTTACTTCCATTAGAGAAGTAATCATGGAGAAGAAGCAAGAGAAAGAGAAAGCAAGGTATCAAGATAAGTTAGCTGAGATGCAGATAGATCAGGATAACATCACACTTGATCTGTTTACCATCAGAGACATGATACTTAATGGCTTTGATCCCTCTTGCCCTGAAGACATAGTAGAATATGGAAGGAAGGTGGGCTATGAGATTGATTGGGATACAGGAACATGGAATCCAACCGATGACTAAGACTTTTATACAAGAAGAACGAGACAAATACTTCTGGATTAGGGTTAAAGAATATAAGAGGGAAGGATACTCGTATAGAGAAGCAAAAGGATTAGCTAGTCAAGATACAAATGAAGCTATGGCTTCAGATGAAATCTGGATGGAGCAGTTTGAGAAGGAGACATGGGAATGAAATACAGTGGAGTAGCTTGTATAGAGTGGCTTGACTCTTCAGAGTATGAGGATGCCGATTGGAAGTCAGAAGATGAGGTCAAAGAATTAACACCTATGCGTATCAAAAGTGTAGGTATACTAGTCAATGAGGATGACTTGTATATTACACTTGCATCCTCTGTTAATAACTATGATCTTGATTGTGAAGCACAGTATGGCGGTTTGATATCTATTCCTAAATGTGCAGTCTTAAAAAGATTATCTTTACCAAGGGTATTTACAGATGACTGAGAATGGATGGGTTAATCTAGAGGACCACTTAGGTACTGACGTTACAGTAGTTAATGCAGCAAGAGTATCCTTTGGTAAACAAATAAATATTATGAACGAACCAGATGAAAGGTTAATAGCTTATCTTGCCAAGCATAATCATTGGTCACCTTTCTCTCATTGTTATGTAGTGTTTCGTATCAGAGCACCTATCTTTGTAGCTCGTCAGTTAGTTAAGCATCAAGTAGGCTTGGCTTGGAATGAAATAAGTAGAAGATATATTGACAAGCCACCTGAGTTTTGGTATCCCTCTAAGTGGAGAGAGAAAGCTGAAGATAAGAAGCAAGGATCAACAGACAATGAGGTGCATGGTAATCAGTGGATACAGGAGAAGTATAATAAAGCTATTGAACTATGTCAGCAAACGTATGAAGATATGATAAAGGCAGGGGTCTGTCCTGAACAAGCCAGAACTATACTACCTCAGTCCCTTTATACTGAATGGTACTGGAGTGGTAGTCTCTATGCCTTTGCCAGAGTATGTAATCTTAGATTAAGTCCAGATGCACAAGAAGAAACTAGATGGGTAGCAGAATGCATATCATATCATATGCATAAGTTATATCCTGTCTCATGGAGAGAACTTATGAAACATAAAATAGAAGAGGAGATGAGTGAACGTATGAAAGAAATATATAGTGGCACTTGGCCGGGTCCGGGTGTGTAACATGGAAACTAATTAACCATATGTAGTAGTTCTTACGAACTACATATGGATTAATTAGAAAGGGGAAAATATGCTGAAGAAACAGTGGCTCGACAGAGGGCCATGTCCTAAATGTAAGTCATCCGATGCTAATGTTAAGCATGAGCAGGGATATTCGTATTGCTTTAGTTGTAATACAAAGTTTGGTGATAATGTTGCTATTGTACCTAAACAAGAATGGACGGTGAAACCTATGTCAACAACTGGAAGTTGGGGTAATATTAGTGATCGTAAGATTACTATGGATACCGCAAAGAAATATAGTACAAAGATAAAGCAATCTGGTAACATCGTGACCCATCATCTGTATGGTTACTTCAACGATAGTGGTGAGCAGATAGGTCACAAAGTTAGACAGTGCAAAGACAAAAGAATGTGGGTGGAAGGTGAGCTAACTGATGCCCTGTTGTTTGGTCAGAATATATTCTCACCGAAGGGTAAGTATATAACTATATGTGAAGGTGAAGTGGATGCCATGTCAGCCTATGAACTGATGGGATCTAAGTGGCCTTCTGTATCTATCAAGACAGGAGCTGGTTCAGCATTGCGTGATTGCAAGAATGCATTCACTTATCTGGATAGCTTTGATAACGTAATCATATGCTTTGACATGGACAAGCAAGGTCAAGAAGCTGCACAAGAAGTAGCTCAGTTGTTTGCACCTAACAAGGCAAGGATAGTACGTATGGATCACAAGGATGCTAATGAGTATCTCAAGATGGGACAACGTGCTGCCTTCAATGATTGCTGGTGGAATGCAAAGCCATTCACACCTGCTGGTATAATTAATCTCAAAGACTTAGGCGAAACATTATACGATGAGGATTTCTGTGAGACTTGTCTCTATCCTTGGCCTCGTATGAATGAGAAGACCTATGGTATGCGAACAGGAGAACTGATTACATTCTGTAGTGGTAGTGGTATGGGTAAGTCAAGTATCATACGTGAACTTATGCATCACTTCCTACGTAATACAAAAGATAACATAGGTATACTTGCTCTTGAGGAGAGTGTGAAGAACACGGCATGGAACATCATGTCAGTGGAAGCAGATGCTAGGTTGTACATCAAGGAGATTAGAGATCAGTTTACACCAGAGCAATTGCAGAAGTTCCAAGCGGAGACTATTAACTCTGGTAGGTTCTTTGCCTTTGATCACTTTGGATCAGTGGACAATGACGAGATACTAGCAAGGGTTAGGTTTATGGCTCAAGCTCTTGATTGTAAATGGATTTGTCTGGATCACTTAAGCATACTTGTATCAGGTCAAGAGGATACAGATGAACGTAAGTCCATCGACATACTAATGACCAAGCTACGATCTCTCGTGGAGCAGACAGGTATATGCTTGTTACTTGTATCCCATCTACGTAGGCCATCTGGTGACAGAGGACATGAGGATGGTAGGGAAGTAACACTCTCTCACTTGAGAGGTTCCGCATCCATAGGACATCTGAGTGATGGTGTCATTGGATTGGAGCGCAACCAGCAAGACGATGATCCAATCATAGCCAACACAACTACCATACGTATACTCAAGAACAGATATACAGGAGATACAGGTGTGGCTACACATTTATTTTATAACAAAGACACAGGTAGGATGACTGAAATAGACAACCCATTTGATGTAGGAGATACTAATGCCGATTAAATTTGATAGAAATTTATATAATAAATATGATTCCTTAACTAAGAATGTTATGAGTCATTGGTTATTATCTAAAGGTTATAAGGATATTAATACTGAAGAAACATATGGAGTAGATGTCGTATGTAAAGATAAGTTAGGTTTGGAGTGTTACTTTGAGACAGAGATAAAGACAAGCTGGCGTGACCATTGGCCTGAGTCTTGGAAGGAGATACGTATTCCATACAGGAAGCATAAGCTCATAGACAAGTGGGTAAGCTCAGTGAAATCGGAGGGGTGTATTGGTCCCTTAACCTTTGTCATATTCAACAAGCACTTGGATCAGGCATGGTTTATGGATGGCTCTATGGTTAGTGAGAGTGATGTTAAACCAGTGGACAATAGAAGGAGAGCAGCAGAGCCTTTCTATCATATCAAAGTAGCTGATGCTAAGTTAGTGAAGGTAATGCCAAGTCCAGTATTAAAGGAGAAAGGTTATGACAAAGATTTACTCATTAATAGTAAGTACCCTAGCTAGATGGATACCCCTCTTGGTCTTTATACCCATATTATCGTGGATGGTTATGATGCTTACCGTCTTAATCGTAAAGCATTATATAGAGGACTTACCGTACAGCAACGGCTTTTCAATGTGGCTATGTTCTTTAATTACAGCTTACGTTTTCTGTCTGTATAACTTTATGAGGAGTAAACGTGTTAGTATCAATAACGAATCAAGCTGACCATCATCTGTCAGGTATAGTTAAATCAGAGAATGCAATAGGCATAGAGCTTGGTGTTAAAGGTGGTGGTTGTGCTGGCTTTACATACCAATGGGAAGTTTTGTTTGACATTCCTGATGAACATGATATAATTCCACTTAAAGAAGGGAAGTTATATATTAAGAAAGAAGCAACGATGTTATTAATAAATACAACTATAGACTTCTCTACTGGTATTAATGGTAATTATATTATATTTAAGAATCCTAATGCTACATCACAGTGTGGATGTGGAGAAAGTTTTGGGATATGAAATATAAAATGTGGGAACATTGGTGCCCAGTGGAACACACAACTATAAACGTAGGAAACGGAGAGGAGTGTAACTGGTGTGGACAAGACGAGGAATATGAAAGTCGCAACCGTAGATATAGAAACAGATTCACTACAACCAACATTAATCCATTGTATAGTAGCAAAGGATCATCAGACATCACAGATACAAGTGTGGGATCATAGTAATCTTGATACGTTTAAGGATTGGGCTAAAACTATTGATCGTTTTGTCATGCATAATGGTATTTCGTTTGATGCACCTAATCTTAACAAGCTACTAGGCACACAGATTAAGTTGGAACAGGTCATAGATACCTTGGTATTATCACAACTTATCAATCCCATTAGAGATAAAGGTCATAGTCTTCAGGCATGGGGTGAACGGTTAGGTCATTACAAGATGGAGCATGAGGACTTCTCGCAGTACTCAAAGAGTATGCTTGAGTATTGTAAGAATGATGTTGAGTTAACCTATGAGGTATACAATCAGTTAGCTAAAGAAGGAGCTACCTTCTCCAAGAAATCTATTCGTATGGAACATAAGGTACGTGCCATAGTAGATAAACAGGAGAAGAATGGCTTTGCTTTAGACATACGTAAGACCATAGGATTACTGTCTCGCCTCACTGATGAAGCTCAAGATCTTGAAGCATGGTCTAAGGTATCCTTTGAACCTACAGCAGTGGAGTTAAAGACCAAGACAAAGTACATACCATTTAATATAGGATCACGACAGCAGATCGCTGATCGTTTGATGGAGCTTGGTTGGAAACCAAAGGAGTTCACTGAGAAGTCAGGACAACCTAAGATTAGTGAAGAGATTCTTGATAAGATTAAGATGGAAGAAGCACATAAGTTTTCACGATACTTCCTATTGCAAAAGAGAATAGCTCAGATACAATCTTGGATTAATTCCTATGACGATACCACTGGTAGGGTACATGGTAGAGTATTAACTCTAAAGACTATCACTGGCCGTATGGCTCACCATAGTCCTAACATGGCTCAGATACCAGCAGTACGTAGTCCCTTTGGTAAGGAGTGTAGAGCCTGTTGGACTGTGGATAATCCACATACTCATACTCTGGTAGGTACAGATGCTTCTGGTCTTGAGCTACGATGCCTTGCCCATCTGATGGACAGTAAAGATTATACTAATGAGATCCTCAATGGTGATGTACATACAGCTAACATGAAGATGGCTGGCCTCACCGACAGGGATCAAGCAAAGACATTTATCTATGCATTTATGTATGGAGCAGGTGCCGCCAAGATCGGTAAGATCGTAGGTGGTAACAAAGATCATGGACAGGAACTAATGGATAGGTTCTTGTCTAATATGCCAGCCCTAAAACGTGTCCGTAACAGCGTTCAGAAGGCCGCTGAGAGGGGTATGATACGAGGGGTGGATGGCAGACACCTGCATATAAGATCACCTCATGCTGCTCTTAACACCTTAATACAAGGAGCAGGAGCAAGTATATGTAAGGATTGGCTTATTAATATGATACAAAGAATAAGCCACAAAGGAATTGATGCACGATTAGTTGCTTCAATACATGACGAGTACCAGTTCGAGGTAGCAAAGAAGGATGTGAACCAGTTCGGTATCATAACCAAGGATGCTATCAAGGATACGGAACTCAAGTTAAAGTTCAGATGCCCACTGGATAGTACATGGAAGCATGGAACGACATGGGCTGAGACACACTAATTAACCATATGTAGTAGTTCTTACGAACTACATATGGATTAATTAGATTAAGGTAATTTTGTTGTTGACACCCTGATCTAATTATGAGATAATTCATTTTTAAACAATAGATATATAGGAGATATAAAATATGTCAGTAATTTCTGGAATCGCTTATTGGGCTGCAATCACCAACCCTAACACTACCTTTGATAGTGATGGTGTATGGTCTGTAGACATCTGTAATCTGGATGAAAAGAGTTTAGCCACTGTTAAGAACGATGGCCTTATATTAAAGAATAAAGGCGATGAACGTGGTGACTTTGTTTCAGTTAAGCGTAAGGTTCGTAGGAAGGATGGTTCTCTCAACCGTGCTCCTGATCTGGTTGATGGTCAGAAGCGTACCATGTCCAACACCCTTATTGGAAATGGCTCAGAGGTTAATGTTCACTACACTACCTATGAGTGGGAGTTTAAGGGCCGTCAAGGAGTGAGTGCGGATCTCCGTGCCGTACAAGTAACTAATCTTATTCCTTACAACACAGAGGCAGATGAAGCCTTTGATGTTGTGGACGGTGCTTTCGTTTCAGAAGAAGGGGATGATGATATTCCCTTTGCTTCTTAGTAAGTAATTAATCTTGTGGGAGAGGTGTAGTGCCTCTCCTACTTTTTTAATATGAAAGATATACATACATTAGTTGAAGATATCTATAGTCTTTTTGATCCAGATGAATTACAGATGGATGAGAAGGAAATAGATAAACACGTAGATGAATTTGCAACCAACATAAAGGAGCATTTAAAACTATTCTTAAATGAGAAGCCTCGTAGTAGAAGTAATTTACGTCTATCAGCTATAGGTAAGAAGGATCGCCAGCTATGGTATGATATGTATACTACTGAGGATAAGATAATACCACTATCTTCTTCCACTCGTATCAAGTTTCTCTATGGTTATATACTTGAGGAACTTCTTATTGTATTGTCCAGACTAGCAGGACATACCGTTACTGATATGCAAAAGGAAGTTAGTGTGGAAGGAGTGAAGGGACATCAAGATTGTATGATTGATGGTGTCCTAGTAGATTGTAAGTCTGCATCTGATTATAGCTTTAAGAAGTTTGATAAGGGTAGGCTGGAGAGGGATGATCCATTCGGATACATTGCTCAGATATCAGCTTACGCAGAAGCTAATGATAAAGATGAGGCTGCATTCTTGGTTATCAATAAGGTAACTGGTGAGATATGTTTGTTACCTGTTCATTCTCTTGAGATGATTAATGCATCTGATAGGATTAAAGATCTTAAAGAGGTAATGAAACAGCAAGCTCCACCTGCCAGATGCTACTCCGATGTAGCTGATGGTGCTTCTGGTAACAGAAGGTTAGGTACTTCTTGTATATACTGTGCTCATAAGAAGTACTGTTGGAGTGATGCCAATGGTGGTGATGGATTGAGAGTCTTTAGATATGCAAATGGATATAGATATTTAACCACTGTATCTAGGACTCCTAAAGATGTACCAGAGGTTATAGATTGGTAGATCACCATTGGTTGAAGTTTGGTAGTGATAAGACATTCCATGCTGACACATACAAGTTTGGCTTTGTCTATATCATTACCAACCTTCAGACTACCAAGGCATACATCGGATGTAAACAGTATATGATTAAGGCTAAGTTCGGAGAGAAGGAATCAAACTGGAGAGTATATACTGGTTCTTCCAAGTGGCTCAATGAAGACATAGAGAAGCTAGGTAAGAAGCATTTCAAGTTTGAGATCATAGCAGAGTATAAGAACAGACGTAGTCTTAGATACTATGAGCTGTACTATCAGATGAAATATAATGTGCTTGCTTCTACTTTAGAAGGTACAGATGAACCAGCCTACTATAACTCACGAGTAGGTGGTAAGTTCTATCGGCCTGTTGAGAGCTATGAAGATCCTGAATATAGAAGGAAACAATCTGAGTCTTCAAATAAAAGATGGAGTGATCCTGAAAAGAGAAAGAAAATATCTGAGTCTTTAAAAAATTCTGAAGCATTTCAAAAATCTAGGAAAGATCCTGAATATAGAAGGAAACAATCTGAGGCTATGAAGAAAAGATGTGAAGATCCTGAATATAGAAAGAAACTGTCTGAGGCTGCGCAGAAAAGAACTGTTAATTATGATACTGAATATAGAAAGAAACTGTCTGAGGCTGCGAAGAAAGGATGGGTCAAAAGGAAAAGAAAGAAGAATGCAAGACGATGACATAGATATATTTGTAGATCCTATCATTCAGTTCGATCACGAGGAACCTGAACGTAGGTTATTCTTGGCTATAATTGGTCGAGCACTTATAGATATATTAAAGAAACCTAACAAGAATACACAGACATATCAAGAGGATATAGTTATCAGGGACCGTGCTCATGCATGGTTCTTTTGTAGTATTGGAGTAACGTGTGACAACTTTGAATTTATATGTGATGGTGCAGGTATAGAACCGTCACAGGTTAGGAGCTTTGCTCTTACAGCTATGCATTCAAAGAAGAAGAAGAACATAATATACAAGATCTATAATATAATAACGGAGAAATAAAGTGTATGACGAGGGACAACTTGACTTCTTTAAGAAAGAAATTATAATAGAATTAGATGAGAATAGTAGAACATGTACTGAATGTAATAAGACAAAACTATTAGATGATTTCCCAAATGATCCTACTATGTACCAAGGAAAGAGACACCAATGCAGACAGTGTACTAATGTTCATGTACGTGTTGTAAATTTCTTAAAAACAAAACATAGGTATCCTGATGATGATTACAAGTGTCCTATTTGTGAGAAAAGTTTTGAGGGTAAGGTACGTAGAAAGGGAATAACATGGTGCCTTGATCATTGCCATATAACAAACCAATTCAGGGGATGGCTTTGCGAGAATTGTAATTCAGGGATAGGGAAGTTAAAGGATAGTGTTGAGTTATTACAAAGAGCAATAAAATATTTAGAGGGGAATGTAGGCGATGACAAACGGAGCTAAAGAACATCAGGTTGGTGGTGATCATTATAAGAACTTGACCATAGGACCAACAGAGTATATAATGGCTAACAAACTTAACTGGTGTGAAGGTAATGCAGTTAAGTATATTACCAGACATCGTATTAAAGGTGAAGGATTACAAGACCTGTTAAAAGCAGTACATTATATTAACTTATTAATTGAACTTGAATATGGGGAGAGTAGTGATGAGTCTACCGACTGAGTACCAGAACTTTATTTACTTATCCAGATATTCTCGTTGGCTGGAATCGGAAGGCCGTAGAGAAACATGGGATGAGACTGTCAATAGATTAATTAGTTTCTTTAGAGTTCATGTAGAAACAAACCTTGGGGTTAAGGATCAACTTGATACCAAGGATTGGAGTATGATACGTAATGCTATTCTTAATCTTGAAGTAATGCCTAGCATGAGATCGTTGATGACTGCTGGCCCTGCTCTTGAGAGGGAGAACATAGCTGGATATAATTGTTCCTATATACCAGTGGATAATCCAAAGTCCTTTGATGAGATACTTTATATTCTTATGAATGGTACAGGTGTAGGCTTCTCTGTTGAGAGACAGTATGTCAATCAGTTACCTACCATACCAGACGTAGAGTTTGAGAGAACCGATGACGTTATTAGTGTGGCTGATTCCAAGGAAGGATGGGCCAGAGCATTCAAGGATTTGATATCTTATTTATATTCAAATAGAATACCAAAGGTAGATGTTGCCAAGGTACGTCCTGCTGGTTCAAGGTTAAAAACCTTTGGTGGTAGAGCCAGTGGTCCTCAACCATTGGTGGACTTGTTTGACTTTACCATACGTAAGTTTGAAGAAGCCAGAGGTAGGAAACTAAACTCCATAGAGTGCCATGATATAGTTTGTAAGGTGGGTGAGGTGGTAGTCGTAGGTGGTGTACGTAGGTCTGCTCTCATATCTTTGTCTAATCTATCAGATGATCGTATGAGAGCAGCTAAGTCTGGTGCTTGGTTTAATACTGATCCACAACGAGCCTTGGCTAACAACTCTGCTGTATATACTAATCGTCCTGACACTGGTATATTTATGCAGGAATGGCAGTCTCTCTATGAAAGTAAGAGTGGTGAACGAGGTATCTTTAATCGTGAGTCAGCACAATACAAAGCCTCACAAAATAAACGTAGAGCATGGGATGTAGACTTTGGAACTAATCCTTGTTCAGAGATTATACTACGTCCTAATCAATTCTGTAATCTAACAGAGGTAGTGTGTAGGCATGAAGATGATCGTAATTCTTTGGCAAGAAAGATACGTATAGCTACCCTGTTAGGTACTATTCAATCTACACTCACTGACTTTGGCTATCTTAGAAAGAGATGGATAACTAATACAGAAGAAGAGAGACTGCTAGGTGTATCTCTTACAGGGATTATGGATTGTGAACTACTACATACTTCTCCAGAGAAGTTATCTTACTCTGCTAATATACCTTACTTAGAAGATACTCTTAAATATCTACGTAACGTAGCCGTGACAACGAATAAGAAGTGGGCAGAGAAACTAGGTATACCTCAGTCCACGGCTATTACCTGTGTGAAACCATCAGGTACTGTCAGTCAGCTAGTAGATAGTGCCAGTGGTATCCATGCTAGACACTCAGAGTTTTATATTAGAACAGTCAGAGGAGACAATAAAGATCCTATGACTGCATTCTTAAAGGACATGGGTATACCTAATGAACCTCAAAGAAATGGTAATGTAGAATCTAAGGATGTTTCTGTCTTCTCATTTCCTGTCAAGACATATGCTAAGTCTGTATATAGAAATGATCTTAGTGCTATACAACAACTGGAAATATGGAAGACGTATGCAGAACACTGGTGTGAACACAAGCCAAGTGTTACTATATCTGTGAAGGAAAGAGAGTGGATAGAAGTTGGTGCTTGGTGTTGGGATAACTTTGATCATCTATCTGGTGTATCTTTCTTACCTTATGCTGATCATAGTTATATACAAGCCCCTTATCAGGAGATAACCAAAGAGGAATATAGCAAAGCAATGAAAACTATGCCGAAGAAACGTATTGATTGGTCTTTACTTACAGAGTTTGAGAAGGAAGACACAACAAAAGGATCACAAGAACTGGCATGTACTGCTGGCGTATGTGAACTGGTAGACATATCATGAAGGAAGGAAAAGTATGGGGTAACACGATAGACCTATTGAAAAGTCCTGCTGTTGAGATACATCAGATATACATAAAGCCTAAATCATATTGCTCATTGCATAAACATCAGACAAAGTTTAATGCTTTCTATGTTATTTCTGGCAAGCTAATGATAGAACGATGGAAGAATGACTATGATCTAACAGATCAGACTATATTACATGCCGGGGATTTTACTGTAGTACCACCGGGAGAATATCATATGTTCACAAGTCTTGATGAATGTGTTAGTGGGCTGGAGATATATTGGAGTGAGTTAAATCATAATGACATAATAAGAAAGAACTCAGGGGGTACAAAAAAATAAGGCTTGCCTGTGCCTTCCGACTACTGCTGTAAAAGGTGTGGCTAGAAGAAATCGGACTACAGGCTCTGAAAAGTTCTTGACAAGTTCTTAATTATGTGAGATAATACACACTGGAATGCCATAATGGGTTCCTAAACAAAGGAGAATGATATGTTAAACAATGACTTATGGCCTAGATATTTTATTGGGTTCGACAGAATGCTGGCAAATTTTCCAGCCCCTACTAATAATACAGATGGTGGGTATCCACCTTATGATATTGTTAAATCAGGTGAAGACTCTTATTGTATAGAGATGGCTCTTGCAGGTTTCACTAAAGAAGAAATACAGGTTGAGGTTAAAGAAAGTAACTTAACTATAGAAGGGGATGCCAGTGATAGACATGATAACTCTGACTATGTTCACAAGGGAATTGCTAGGAGAGCATTCCAAAGGAAGTTTGTCCTTAACGACACGGTTGAAGTCGAGGGGGCTGACCTTACCGATGGGGTACTTCATATTCGATTAAAGCAGAACATTCCTGAAGAACAAAGACCAAGACAAATAACTGTTAATTAAGGAGACTCTATGAATACAGTCTATATTGGCTACGATCCTAAAGAGGATATGGCCTACCAAGTTTTAAAGTTCTCATTGGAACGTATAACAACGAAGCCAATAAGAGTAGTGCCAATTCGATTAGATGTAGTACAGCGTATGGGTCTGTATCGTAGAGACTTTTCTGTTATGGACGGTCAGAGATATGATATGATTGATGGCCGTCCTTTCTCTACTGACTTTTCCTTTACCAGATTTCTTGTTCCCTTCTTGAATATGTTTGAAGGCAAGGCTCTGTACATGGACTGTGATATGTATATGAGGACAGATGTGGCAGACCTCTTTGATATATGTAATTTAGATTACTATCCTCTGTGGTGTGTGCATCACGAGTATGAACCAGAAGCCAGTAGCAAGATGGATAACAAAGTACAGGAACCATACCGTAGAAAGAACTGGTCAAGTCTTATAATGTTTAACTGTGCTCATCAGGCACACAAGAACCTTAGTATAGATGATGTCAATACACAATCAGGCAGATGGTTGCATGGTTTTGAGTGGCTACCTGATAAGGAAGCAGACATAGGACGTATACCTGAAGAATGGAACTGGCTTGATGGTCACTCTGATCCTAACTTAGAAGCAAAGAATGTACACTTCACAACAGGTGGACCTTGGTTTGAAGGATGGGAATGCAGGGGTAAGGTAGATGCGAAGTATGCAGTCGAGTGGACTAACGATGCACGATGGTTACAAGCTAATGGCATGGTAGATGCTGAAGTAGATTACTTAATAAAGGCAAAGAATTAATGACACAAATAAATGTAGTTACAGCATTCAATGAGAACTCTCTTAAAGATCATGCACACCAGATGTTTCAACGAGTTGCCAAGTACTGGCATCCAGATATTAAACTAACAGCTTACTATTTTGATTGTGATATAACAGCCTATGATCTTCCTGATTGTATTGAGTATAAAAATCTTGAGGAAGTGCAGGGCTTTAATGAGTTTCGTGCTGATATGGCAGTCCACGATGGTACTGAGAATGGTACACTAGATTACAACTGGAGAATAGATACACTTCTAACAGCTCCTAAAGTTTTTGCTCTTACAGAACAGTCCTTCTCCATAGCTGAGAAGACCAAGGATGGTGGATGGTTACTGTGGATGAACACAAATATCATACCAGTAGCTGATCTTACATCTGACTATATACATAAGTTCTTTCCAGAGGGTTCTGATATAGTACATCTAAGTGGAGATACAACGGCTGATACACCTGATCAGTATAGTAATCCATCCTTTATGGCCTTCAATCTAAATCATCAGTCACCTTTGGATATACTTGGTGATCTACGTGGAGCCTATGAGAGTAACGAGATACTATCCTATAGAGAATGGCATGATGCTTTTATCTTTGAAAGATTGCTAAATATATACAGAGCACATGGTATGAGAGTGCATACCCTTACTCCAGCCAATACAAAGAAGGGTATCTTTGCTACTCCCTTTAGAAAGTATCTAACAAACTTAGAGGAAAGTAACAGAGCCTTACGTGACAGTGATGGTAACAGGGTCTTCCCTCTATCAGAGGAAGCCTTACCACCAGACATTAGACCTAATCGTACTAAGATGCTGGCTGATATTATTAGATACTATAAGCCTGAAACTATAGTGGAAACAGGTACATGGAATGGTGGACGAGCTATAGAAATGGCTCTTGCTGCTTTTGAAAACAACGATGAAGTTACCTATACAGGCTACGATTTGTTTGAGGATGCTACAGAAGACACAGATATAGAAGAGTTTAATCACAAAGCTCATGTTAATATGAAAGCTGTTGAGAAAAGATTAACAGAGTTCAAAGATAGCATGAAGAAAGATAAGAATAAAACCTTTAACTTTACCTTGGTCAAGGGTAATACACGAGATACTCTGGTAAAGGCAGAGCCTGACTTAGCTTTGATAGGTGGTGGTAATAGTATTATAACTACACAGAATGATTACTCCAAGCTGGAAGGCTCTCGTGTCAAGATGGTGGATAACTATTTCAGTGAGGATGCTGATAAGAAACAACCATCCAAGAAGTATCATGGAGCAAACATACTGATACAGACATTGGAGAGTGTGAAGAGAATAGTCCTTCCTTCCTCTGACCCTGTTAAGGATGGTGGAGTAACTCATTATTGTATTATATATAATGAAGCTACAACTCCAGCCCTTCCTGATAGCTTACTTAACGTACCTATTGTGGTACATCCACGAGACTGTGTAGACAAAGAGTATATACAGAGCAATATCATGGAGAACATGAAGCTAATGGATAAGGACAAGTTCCTTGGTAAGTGTATACCTCATAATGGGGAAGTTATTATAGTATCAGGTGGACACTCAACGGACTTTGATAAGGTCAAACAGTTTATTAAGGAGAAACCAGATGCTAAAGTACTATGTGTAAAGCACTCTTATCCTAAACTGTTGGAGAATGGTATCAAACCTTGGGCTTGTATTGTACTTGATCCACGGTCTATTGAAGGAGAGAGTACACATGGAGTAATACGTAAGGATCTATTCAAGACTATTGATCCTACCACTAAGTTCTTTGTGGCATCCATGACTGATCCATCTGTTACCAAGTATCTGCTGGAGAAGAAAGCTGACATCTATGGATGGCATGCATTTACCGAATCACTACGTAATGAAGAGGAGAGAGAACAGGAGATAGAGAACCAGAAGGTACATGTAATGCCTAACCTTGGCATACCAGAAGGCTCTACTCTTATTACAGGTGGTACGTGTGCAGCCATGAGGTGCCTTGGCATCATGCATACGATGGGCTTTAGAACATTTGATCTCTTTGGATTTGATTCTTCCATGCAGAAGAAGCCTACTCCAGAGCAGATGAAAGAGACAACAGGCTCAGAGGATGAGGAGCCAAAGCCTAAGTACATACAGGTTAATGTACGAGGTGAAGACTTCTGGACTACTGGTGAGCTACTGGCTATGGCACAGGATTGTGAACGTACCTTTAACGATGCATCTATGAACTTAACACTGGATGTGCATGGAGACAAGACACTCGTTAGTGCTCTATGGAAACTATATCTTGATGAACGAAAAGTAAGTGAGTTCAAGGATGCATTCAATGACTGAGCCATCCACTGAGTATAACGAATTAGTAGATGAATACAAGGGCTTACATAAAGATCCTACTATGTTTCCGGGCAAGAGTGTACTCAAGTATACACATTATATTAGATCTATTCTAAAGGATAATAAGTGTAAGACTCTTCTAGATTATGGTAGTGGTAAGGGATACTTATATGAAGCAGATCATCCTTATACTAAGAAGAAGTTAACTAAACCATTGGATAAGTTCTGGAATCTGAACTCAGTAACCTGCTATGATCCGGGTGTGGAGAAGTTCTCCAAGCTACCTGAAGGAGTATTCGATGCAGTCATAGCTGTGGATGTGATGGAACATATACCTACAGAAGATGCAGAGTGGGTGTTGGATAAGATTATGGGCTACTCAAGCAAGGCTGTATTCCTGAACATAGCCTGTTACGAAGCACTTAAAACATTTAAGAACGGCAAGAACGTACACGTATCTGTACATTCTCCTGAATGGTGGATGGACTTATTGAATAAAGTATGGTATAATAAGCATCATGAATGGACAACTGTTCATGTAACCTTTGAAGAAGTGGAGGAAAGGTTTGTCTCGTCTGGAATATTTAAAACAAATGTTTTGTACAGTCATTGAGGATATCATGGAAGATTGGGAACTAATTATATCTTTATTCGTACTCAGCTTTGTGATAATGTTCTTCAGTGCAATCTATTTAACATAGGAGAATAGTATGGCTATAGGAATTATAGAATCAGTAGTGGGTGTGGTAGATAATGTACTGGATAAGTTTGTCGAGGACAAAGATCTACGTGCCAAGTTAAACCATGAGCTAAAGACACAGGTGCAACGAGCTAATCTTGCACAGATAGATGTTAATAAGGAACAGGCCAAGCATCCTTCTATCTTTGTAGCAGGAGCTAGGCCAGCTATCATGTGGATATGTGCCTTTGGATTAGGATGGCAATTCGTATTCCAACCTGTATGCCTATGGGTACTAGCTATATGGGCTACTGATGTAGTCATGCCTATCATACCAACAGAAGGACTGATGACATTAACATTATCTTTACTTGGTCTTGGTGGTATGAGAAGTTTTGAGAAGACCAAAGGTATACAAAGAGACAATCTTAAATAATGCTAACAGATAAACAAGAGAGGTTTGCTCAAGCATACATCCTACATCGTAATGCAACAGAAGCTGCGAAGGCTGCTGGTTATGCTACACGATCTGCCTATAATCAAGGCTATAGGATGTTAAAGAATGCAGAGATAGTAGAGAGAATAGCTGATCTTGAGAATGAACTTGAAACAAACATTGATGTAATAGAGGAGATAGAAAATCAATACACATTTGCGAAAGCAAATGGACATACGAATAGTGCTATCAAGGCACTTGAACTCCTGTCCAGAATACGTGGAGCTAAAAGCGGTAAAGAAATAGATATATCAGAGGAAGGATTGGAAACAGCTATCGTGGAAGCTATGCAGGTACTGGGTAAGGAGAAGGTTAGTGAACTTGTTAATAAATGTAACTTTACATAGGAGAAATACATGAAGATTATAGCCGCTTTAGTAGCTAGTTTATTTTTAATTGCTGCTTGTAATGAAGACAAAGAAGCACAAGCAGGTGACGTTACTGTTGAAGATCTGGCACCATTGCCTACTAGGACAGCAGATCTAGGGATTACACTAGGTACTCGCTATGAGTTTAATGCAGATGATGGTACTCAGAATAAGATGAGGCTCTTTCTTTCAAAGCAGTTCTTGGAAGACAATGTTATCAAGGTAGCTTGGACACGTAAGATAGGGCGTACCGTAAACTTCTTTCGTTCTGATACAGTAGATGGTGTGAGCTATAGAGATACAGGAGATATATTCCTAGAATATAGCCGTAGTTTTTAATTCCTCTCTCTGTTAAATAGTTCAAAGAGTGTTCTGATCTTCTCTTTTATAATTTGAATATCAGAATGCATCTTAGCCAGCACAATGATAAGGGTAATAAGTGCAACAAAGATGGGCCAAGACGTTCTAATAAATTCCATCCAAATCATTTGTTACTCCTTATCGTTGCGTTACTTATAACTCCATATCATTGGAGTTTGATGATCGTCCATATCTAGGTGGACAAACCTATCTTCCTTAGAGCCATGCTGCTTTATACCTATACCTTTAAAGCCATGCTCTGTTGCTACTCTAATTATATTATATGCTTTCTTACCATGACATGCAATGTCTACTGCTATACCTCGTAGGTGAGGAGAGTCCCTACGGCCTCCGATAACATCGTTGTAGGCCATATGTCTGTAGCCTGATATTATATTCATATGTTGATCTAGTTCTTTGCGAAGAGCTACGAGTCTTTTCATAAACTCTTCATTCATATTTATTTCCCCTGTTCCTTTACATCTTAAATCGTCTTCTGAGAAAAACTCCCATCGTTTCTTCATTATAACTCCTTATATGGGTCGTGCATTATATGGGTATGGATTACGTTGTATCATCCCACCTGTATATTTTTTTAACTTTTTAAAAACCTTTGCTGCATATTTTTCATTCTTTTCTTTATCTTCACTTCCATACCAATCACCTATTACTTCAGCTAATTGTAGATCATCCAATCTATCAGGATCGTATCCTTTATAATAGGCTTTTAATTTAAATAGTCTATCACCTAAATCCCAATATGTCTCTTTTTCTTCTGGGGTTAAGAGATCTCCTGTTCCACCATAATCATATCGTGGATCATATCCTTCCATATCTTGCTCGTTACCATGTTTAGCAAATTTCTTAGATTGTCTTTTTAGCTTTTCTACTAATTTCTTTTCTTTATCAGATAGTTTTGATTGCCCCTTACTTATTAAGTGATCATCTTTTAAATCATCCAACGTAGATCCTGTTATTTGCAAGGGACCATAAGCAGTAGAACCACCGGGAGCCTCTCTATGCAGAGTTCTAATCCAAGGATCATCATATAGTTCTTTCGGTGTTTCGTGAGCAGCTATACCTCTTGTAAGTATATCTCTAGGAGAAGTTCTAGGCAAATACTCCCTTGTAAAAATCTCAGTCATTACTTATCCATTCTCATGTAGTCATCAATCTTATCTTCAAGCCTATCGAACCTTGCCATAATCTGCTGTAGGTCATCTTTAACATCTTGTTTGGTTGCATAGGTTAGAGCTATGTGCTCCCTATTAGACAACCCTTCCTCACGTATCTTTGTAATGGATGCTGAAGTGTTACGTATCCACCACAGAAATCCACCAATAGCCATCGTGAGAATGGCATTCCAGATCATGGTCATGTCTTGCATTTTAATTCCTCTGTTTAGATTGTTCATATATCTCAAATTTATTTGGTTCTTCACTAATTAAAGAAGAATTTCTATATCTATTATATATCTTCATTAACTGAGACTGTGCCTCCCATATCGGTGGAGCTGAGTCTACTTGTAATAAACTTTCTTGCCACCATTTCTTTATTTGAGAACTTCTTGGCTTTGGTGGTATATATATACCTGAATTTAATAAACTATTCCACATTTGTTTATCTATATCATACAATCCCTGTGCTGTTATAGATTTTTTTATAGCTGCATTATCAAGTCCTGCTCCTCTAGCTCTTTCAAATATATTATTTAAATCTTTTGCTTTAGAAAATTGTATTTCTAAAGCCTCTTCATAGGCTTTTACAAGATCATCAACTGTTGTTGGAGATTTTTCTTGTATCATATTGGTAAATATTTTACCTGCATCTGCCATGTCCTTTTTTACATTAGCAATCTCATACCCCATTTTAATTTTTATATCATATTCTTCTGGTTTTATTCCACTTAATCCTATCCATTGATCTTGTGAATTAAATCTACTACCTGATTTTCCTCTTCTAATTGCAGAATAAGGATCAATACCTTGCTTTTCCAGTTCGTATGCTTCAAATTTAGTAACATCAGGTCGATCAGTATAAGATCTAACTAAATTTTTCACAGTACCTTCACCGCCCGGTGAGTATGCTCTCCACATTTCCTTCATAAATTGTACTGTATTATATCCAAGATTTTCAACACCTTCCTTATATATTTTTCTTCCATATTCATCATAACCCATCCATACTCTGCCTAATGCTTCTGCATACATAGAAGGACCAAACCAATTTGCTAATGTTCCAACTGTATTATCCCAAACTGCTTGACCTATTTTATAATCTACATCATCTCCACCTGTTTGTATAGCTTGTAGAGTTGCATTTATAGGTGTATGAAAATTAGCCCACGGAAAACCATAGCTAAGATTAATTCTTCTTCCTTTACCATTTTTAGGTGGAGTCAACCAATAATAATAATTTCCTTTAGCATAATCCTCATCAAAGGATTGAATATAATCGAAAGCATCTGAGGCTAAACCTGTAGCACCAGATATTACTTTATCAGCACTCCATGCAGATACAGCACCAGCAGAAGATTGAGCTATCATAGTACTTCCTAGTCTATAAAGTCCATTATTTGCTATATCTTCTCCAGCTAAAGTTCCATCAGGAAGTCGTACATTACGCTTCATTAATTCTCTTCCTTCACGAACTTCATCTTTAGCAGTTTTTAATATATTATATTGTGTTCTTGCTAGTTCACTGGTATAAGAAAAGAAATCAGCAAATGGTACAGTACGTAAATATTTTATAAACTGAGATACACTTGCATAGTTTTGCATATGTCTTAGTGTTTGATCAGCAGCCACTCTATCTAAATAAGTAAGAGCATACTCAACACCATCTGCACTTCTATTTTTTTCTACGACATGTAAAGAAGGATTATAAAATTTACCACCCTGTCTATTCCATTCATCTAATAACTTTCTTTCTTCACGATTTAATGCTTCTCCAGCCTCTTGTTTTATTTTAGCAACAGATGCTCTACCTATTAAAACATTTCTATAGTTTTGTTTCTCATTTAAGAATCCAAAATATTTCCACATATCATCTAAACTTTGATAAACTTCTGCAACACCTAAATTAAGTTTCTTTGCTCTATTAGCTATACCTTTTTGAGATCGTTGTAAAGGACTTACCTGTGCAAATAAAGATCCACTAGCTGCATCAGCAAAGTTAGCTCTTATAGATGCTAAATGTACACCACTTTGATGTACGCCTAAAGCAATTAGTTTCTCTATTTCTCCTCGTATAGCAGGATCACTCCATCCAGCCATTTCTTTAAATACAGGTTTTAGTGCTTTAAGATATGTAG